TGGGATAGGAGCCAACTCCTATGGAGCAGTTTCCGGACTGGGTGAGCATGGTGAATGTCAATCTGGCAGATCATGAGGCACGGATGCGGGTGCTCGAGCAGGGAAATGGACAGGACGGTATTCCGCTGGATTATGCCGAGCATACGTGGCCGCCGGGGAATTTGGCCGGCTATGATGTGCGGACGTTGCCGGAGCGGCAGGCGGCCAGGCTGGACAACCACGATCAGCGGCTGCGGGCGATCGAGCATCGGTTGCTGCTGATCGAGGTGGAGTTGCGCGAGCTGGCGCAGGGGCTGCGAGGGGATGGGCGATGATGGGCCGGCGGCTGGCGGCGAGGAATGGCGCCGAGCTCGATGCGATTACCGGCTGGCGGCGGGTGTTGGCCTGGCGGCATGTGCGGCGCAGTTATTGGAAGCGCTCGATGCGGCGGCGGGAGCGGCTGGCGGCCAGGCGTGAGGTTTCCCGGGGATAATCGTTGTTGTCGTCGGGAAGAAGAGAAGAGAGCCACGAAGACGCGAAGGCGCAAAGGTTCACGAAGAAGAGGGAATGGTCAACGGTCAATGGTCAACGGTCAATTGTTAATTGCTGATTGTTGATTGCTGACAGCTTCGTGTAGACATTGGGATGGCAAGGGCGATGTGTAGCCGGGCTGACGCCCGGCGGGTGCGATGACAAACAGATTCAATCCAGACTCTATCCATACTCGTGCTCGTGACTATCATCCGGAGTGGATGACGCACGAGATCCAGGTTGCGCTGGATGCGATTCAGGGCGCGCCGGGGCATTTGCGCAAGAAGCGGACGACGGTGCTGCGGGTGGCGCATGCGCTGGCGGCCGGGGAGCCGCTGACGACGGTGTGGGCACGGGCGGATTGTGGCGGTAAGGGCGCCTGGTATGGGGAGACGCGGCGCGGTGTGCACCGGCCGGGGTGGTGTGACGAGCCGGAGGTGCAGGCGGCGCTCGAGGCAGCCAGGAAACGTGCAGATTGGTATATCAACGTGCGCGAGGGGCGGGCTGTCGAGCGCACGCTGGATGCGATTGTGTCGGCGGCTCCGGATGCGGCGGCGCAATTGGTGCGGATTGCGACGGACGGTGTGATGTCGGTGCGGGTTGGCGAGAATGAGCGGGTCGATGTGGCGGTGAAGTCGGCAGAGGTGGTACGGGCGATTAACAGCCTGCTGGATCGGGCGGATACACGGACGGCGAGTAAGCAGCCGATGGGGGGGCAACTGGCGCCGGAGTTGATGGCGGCGCTCGAACGGGTGTATGGGGACGATGATAGCGACGGCGACGAGGGCGAATAGGGGCCGAGCTGGGGCTCGGCGATCCGAAGATGCGAGGGGCGAGGGGCGAGGGTCGCCTCGGCCGGCTGCGCCGGTGTCTCCGTTGGATCGGTTGGTGGCGACGGCGAGTGCGGCGGGCTGCCCGCGCGACCAGTTGCGCAATTTCCTGGCGAGCGGGTATGTGCCGCAGCCGAAGCAGTTGGAGTTTCACGCGGCGGCGCGGTTGTGCGACCGGCCGGACGGTCCCGACCAGGTGGGGTTTGGCGGGGCACGCGGGCCGGGGAAGAGCCACGGGGTGTTTGCGCAGGTGGCGCTCGACGATTGCCGGCGCTGGCCAGGGCTGAAGGTGCTCTATTTGCGCAAGGCGTTGAAGCAGGCCCGTGAACAGTTCGACGATTTGCGGCGGCGGGTGCTGCGCGGTGTGGAGCATGAGTTCAACCGGTCGGCCGGGGTGGTGACGGTGTGGGACGACAGCCGGATCTTCTTGGGGCATTTTCACAATGAGGCGGATGTGGATGCCTATTTGGGGCTGGAGTACGACGTGATTGCGATTGAGGAGGCGACGACGCTGAGCGCGGCGAAGTATAAGGCGCTGCGCGACAGTAATCGATCCTCTTCGGGCTGGCGGCCGCGGTTGTATGCGACGACGAATCCGGGCGGGGTGGGGCATGCCTGGTTCAAGGCCCGGTTCATCGATCCATGGCGGAAGGGCGAGGAGACGTTCACGCGCTTTATTCCGGCGACGGTCGACAACAATGCCTTCCTCGATGCGGATTACCGGCGGCGGCTGGAAGAGAACTCGGGCTGGAAGCTGCGGGCGTACCGGTACGGGGATTGGGATATTGCGGCCGGGCAGTATTTTACGAATTGGCGGCATGAGGTGCACGTGATCGAGCCGTTCCAGATTCCGCCGTCGTGGACGGTGTGGGCGGCGCTGGACTATGGGTTCACGCATCCGACGGTGTGCTATTTGCTGGCCAGGGACGGCGACGGGACGATCTATGTGCTCGACGAGCATCGGCAGAGTAAGTGGCTGGTGGGGCGCCATGCGCAGGCGCTGCGCGAGATGCTGGCGCGCAACCGGATGGAGGTGGGCCGGCTGGCGATGTTTGTGGCGGGCGCCGATGTGTTTGCGCGGCGCGGCAACAGTGAGACGACGATCGCCGAGCAGTATGCGGCCGAGGGCTTTGGGCTGAGCGCGGCGAACGATGACCGGGTGAATGGGGCGGCGCAGGTGCTGCGGCTGCTGGGTGACGAGCGGCAGGCGGCGAAGTTGTTTGTGTTCGATCGGTGCGCGCATTTGATTGAGTGTTTGCCGAGCCTGGAGCACGACCCGCACCGGCCGGAGGATGTGCTGAAGGTGGATGTCGACGAGGATGGGAACGGCGGGGACGATCCGTATGATGCGATGCGGTACGGGGTGATGGCGCAGCCGGCCGGGTCGTTTGTGATGCGGTATGCGTAGGAGGGGCGAGTTGCGAGGGGCGAGATATGCCGTTGAATGAGGCGCAGTTGGCGTTTGCGGCGTGGCAGGCGGAGGAAGAGAAGGCGCGGCAGCAGGCGGTGGTGACCGCCAGGCGCTATCACGACGGCCTGCAGGACACGTTCATGACGGAGCGCATGAAGGAATTCCTGAATGTCGCTGACCAGTATGAGTTCAATTTGAATGTGTGCCGGCTGGTGGTGGATGTTATTGCCGAGCGGCTGATCTGCCTCGGGCCGACGACGGACGAGCCGACGGAGGGCGGGGCGCCGGTGCGGGAGTGGGCCGAGGCGGTGTGGGAGGCGGTGAGCGGCGACATTCTGCAGGAGAGTGTGCACGAGGGAACGCCGCGCGATGGCGAGTTCTTTGTGATGGTGGATTGGGATGCGGCGGCCGGGCAGGTGCGTTTTGTGCCGCATCCGCGGTACACGGACGCGACGGTGGGCGGCGACAATTTTGGCTGCAAGGCGCACTATCCGGACGGCAATATCGATATGCCGATGCTCTACGCGTCGAAGCGGTGGGTTGAAGACCTAGGCAACGGGAAGACACGCCAGCGGCTGAATCTGTACTATGCGGAGCGGGTGGAGAAGTACGAGGTGTTGCTGGGCGGGCAGTTGGCGGCGGTGCAAGATGAGGGCGACACGGCCTGGCCGCTGCCGTGGGTGGATGGCGCTGGGCAGCCGTTGGGGATTCCGGTGGTGCATTTTGCCAACACGCCGGATCTGCGGCCGGAGGCGTGGGACGTGATTCCGCCGCAGAAGGCGATCAATAAGACGCTGATCGATACGGTGGCCACGGCGGACAGCACGGCGTTTCAGGTGCTGGTGGCGCTGGGGTGGATTCCGACGGCGGACGGGCAGCCGCCCAAGCCGGACGGGTCGAACGCGCTGCGGATGGCGCCGGGGATGGTGCTGGGGACGACGAAGAGCAAGAACGATGTGGATTTCAAGGCGATCGCCGGCGGGGATGTGCGGCCGCTGATCGAGCTGATGATCTCGTTGATCGGCTGGGTGGCGGTGGTGAGTTCGACGCCGGCGGCGCGGTTGAGTTTTACGCGGCAGGTGGCGGCCGAGGGGACGCTGAAGGAGCAGAACGAAGGGCTGTTTGCGAAGGTACGCAAGCGGCAGAAGCGCATCAATGCGGGCTGGGTAGGTTGTTTCGAGGTGGCGCGGCGGCTGGCGAATGTGTTTGGCCAGTCCGGGCTGGACGAGTCGGTGCGCTTTGACATGATCTGGGAGCCGGTGCAGAGCCGCGACACGCAGGACGAGCGCGACGAGTGGCGGGCGAAGCGCGAGCTGGGCGTGCCGCAGGAGCAGATCTGGGCGGAGATGGGGTATAGCCTGGCCGAGATTGAGCGGATGAAGTTGTCGGCCGAGTATCAGGCAAAGCTGGCGCTGATGCAGGTGGGGCTGGGGGCGAGCGATGGGTAGGGGGGTTCCGATGATAAGGGGATTTATCGGCGGGAAGTGGAGAGCCACGAAGGTCAATTATTGATGGGGAAATTGTTGATTGCTGATGTTGGGGACGAGGGGCTGAGGTAGACGTGGCGATTGCGTATCGTTCCGGGGTTGCGGCCGGCAATGCCAGCGGCGGCAATCTGACGATCAATAAGCCGTCCGGGGTGGTCAACGGCGATATTCTGGTTGTCGGCTTCTACCGGGAAGCGGGGACGCTGACACTGCCGGCGGGCTGGACCAGCATTGTCGAGACACGCGACAACGGCAGCGATGCCATCTACCTGACGGTGGCATGGAAGCGGGCGAGCAGTGAAGGGTCGTCGTACACGTTCACGTTGTCGACAACGACCTGGCGGGCCGGGGTGATCCTGGCGTTTTCCGGGTGCGCGACGTCGGGCAGTCCGGTGGATATCTATGCCACAGATGCCACGACGCTGTCGGCGGCCCGACTGGCCAGCATTACGACGACTGTGGCCAACACGATGCGCGTTGGCTATTTCGACGACTACGACAGCGGCGGGTTGACGGCCGGCACGTCGGGGATGACGGAGGCCAGCGGCAATGGCGCGGTGGAGTCGTTCTACGTTGCGCAGGCGGCAGCGGGGTCGTCGGGCACGATCAGCAATT